AAGTCGAAAGCATTCTCTTGGCGTTAATCTTCTAATAGCATTTTTTTCTACGGTTTGCAATCCGCTTCTTTCGCTGCGTAAAGACGGAGAGTAATTATGGTAGATTCTCTTTTGCTCTTCGTTAAATGAATTAGTCGAATCAATTATTATACCTTGATTACATTGCGTATCTAATGTTTGCGCTACACCTTTGCCTACTCTACCTCTCCGTGTTTCTGAATTAGGAACACTAAAGTTTATACTATCTCCTTCCGTAGCTTGTTCATATCCTTTTTTGGTTGCGGATTTAACTTTTATTAAATCATCCTTGCCTCCGCCTCCACATTTTATCTCATCCATTGTTTGAGTTTTATCTACATCTCTAAACTTTGCTGCAAAGCCTGTTCCTTTCTGCTCTTGTCTTTTATTATAAATAAGTAAATTGTCTACATTTTCTTTTGATAAACAATACTTTTTATCTACATCATTTTTAAGTACGTCTTTCAATCGTTTCGTTAAGTGTTCTTCTTTTGCCCATCTAAAATGATTGTCTTGATCATCACGAATGCCTATTATAAAAACTCTTTCTCTATTTTGTGGTACTCCGTGTTTTTTTGCGTTCATTACTTTATAGTAAATGTGATAAGGTACTGAATCTTCATAAGGAAACAATACAGGTAAACCGTTTACGCTTTTGCCTCCCAACATATTTACCCATTCCTTAAAAGTGTTACCGTTGTCGTCTGACAATAAACCTTTAACATTTTCAAATATGAAATATCTTGGTTTGTTCTTCTTTATAAATTCGTGACTATTAAAAAACAATACGCCTCTTTTATCGTCTTTGCCTAATCTTTTACCTGCTAAACTAAACGCTTGACAAGGTGGCGAAGTCATATAAATATCTAAACTCTCTTTTGGTATTTCTCTTTCGTAAACATCTTTAGGATAGTATTTAGGTTCTCCGTAATTATGTATAAATGTTTCTCTTGCAAACTTGTCCATATCACAAGCAAAAATTTCATCGTATTCAATACCTAAACGCATTAATGCTTGATTGAATGCACCTACTCCAGAAAAATCACTCCCCACCTTTATCATAATTCTAATTTAGCATCGTTAATAATTTCTTTTAGCTTGTCTATTTCGTGTTTATGTTCTGCTATTATTATTTGATTTCTTAAATTAAGTTTACATTCTAAATAGTATTCTATTTCAAAGTCTCTAAAAACAGATTGAAAGTGTTCTATGTCTTCTGCACTTTCCTTCATTGAATTAATTAAATCCTTTCTCCCTGGATGTTTGGCTTTAAGCTCCTCTATGCTTTCTTTGAATTTGATTAGTACCGTCTTTAGGTTAATCTTTGCTTTTAATATTTCTAAGGTGTTCATTTTTCTTTGGCGTATATTTTATTGTAAACGTTAGGAGCTGGATTCTCTTGCTCATAATATAGGAATTTTTCTTTATCAAACCACATTATTAGTTGACCTATCTGACCAGCGGAACGAGGCTTTATTTTATTAAAGTTGATAATAGCTTGATTATAATTTAAATCCTCTCGGTGTACCGTTATCATACATTTACCACTATTAAACCATTCCGAGCCTCCCTTCAAATCGTATGGACTTGGCACGCTTCGCTTTCCGTTTATCTTTTCCGTAAGCTTAGGATGTATGATTGTATGCAAATGCAGCTCGTTATCCTCTGCGATTTGATTTCGGTATGGTAAGACGACCTCTAAATATTGTGCATACCCTCCATATTCGTGGTATGGATGGCTTAGGTCTTTCCAAGAGTCAATGCTTGCTGTTTGCAATCCGCCTTTTTGTTTAAGCTCAACCGCATAATCATAGAACTGGAAAGGAGTCATCTTTGCTTTTACATCTTTTTTGGTTAGGATATGGAAGTGCTGAAATATCCAATCTAAGGAGTTTCGTATTTCTCTATCCTTTATTACATTCCGTTCTTTAGGATTGAAGCTTTTTCCTGTAAGTTTATGAATCAAATCCGCAACAATCTCAACGTTGCTTCCAACATCAGGGAAGTAAACCAAATGCTTCCATCCATAAAACTTAGATGTATTCAATAGGCACTCCATAAGTACTTGTGTTTTTCCTGACATTGGGAATCCTGTCCAATCAGTACAGTTGCCTAATTGCATTGAATAAAACTCATCTAATCCTTTCCAACCTAAATACTTTCCCTTTTGATGGTAGTTGTCTCGGTGTTTAAATATCTTATCAATTACATCTCCTGTCTCCGTTACCTTGTATCCGTTTATTCCCACGCTGCTTTGAATTTAGTATGTTTACTTTTTGGTTGTTCCTTCTTTAGCCAATTCTTGGCGGTTAAATATAATGATTTGTATTTTTTATTTTGTTTAAAGTTTTCTATTGCATCAAGAACGGAATCAATTGTTTCTTTTGAATAGCTATCCTCTAATTTCTTAAACTCGTCTTTTGACATAGACAAATGAGCGAAGCTCCTGTATATTGTTTCATTTACATTAACACTATCACTTACACTTACACTATCAGCTTTTTTGGGTTTCTGAAAAAAGGGTTGGGTTTTTTGGGTTTCTTTGGGTTTCTTTGGTCTGCCTCCCTTAGCTCCGTTTATTCTTTGCTTGTCGATATAGACGTTGTACTTTCTTAAATCTCTCTTTAGAGCCTGTCTAATGCCCTCAAATGCTATATCAATGATAAACTCCGCCTCTGGATTCTCATCAGCGCAGTAAGAAAAAATGTGTTTGATTAATTTACCAGCTTGTTCATCACTTAGTTTGTCAAAGATTCCCCTTTGATCCATATAAAGAATAAAGCTCTTTTTGTCTTTAGCCATAAAATTAAATTAAAAAAAAACGATACGCTTTCAAGCGGTGGCTGCTTTACTCACGTATCGTGTTAAACCAATAGAAAAAAAATTATAAGCCACCTATAACTTTTTTTTAGAAATCAATCTATGTTTCCATAGATGAAACAAATTATGAACGACCAAATATAACTATTTATCTTTTCCACGGCGCAACAATTGTTATTTTTTTTATTAATCCTTTCCATTTACCCCAAGTTCGTATCGCTTCGTCTCTGGAATAAGCAACAACATACTCAATTGCTTGGAGCGGATTGCTTAAGTCTTTATCGCTTTTATATATGTTGTACTGGATCCTGTATGTATGCAGTCTGCAATCCGTTCTTTTTACTCTGCGAGAGTACAGCTCTATGTCAAAGCTATCCCAATCTTTTGTTTGTACTTTGTGCGCCATAATTATAAGTTTTTAATGTATTGCTTTACTTGTTTCTTCATATACCCTTTATCCAGCCATTCTAAAAGCTCAATAGTATTAAATACCATCGTGAACTCTTTGCCGTATTCGTCTTTTCCTACAAGGTAGGTTTCATTGTCAGGCGTACTCATAAACGTATTGATGTCGTGCAGCCTCTTGGTTATTTTCCTGTCTTTATCTTGCATATTCGTGAATTAAGGCATCCTGATAAGAATCAAAAAAATGCGGTGTTAAATTTTCATCATCATCAAATACTATGTATTCAACTGGCTCATTAAAAGCTGATGAAATTGCAATACCATTTAATAAAGCAATATAAACATAACCAGTGCGATTGTTATAACCACATTCAACAATCTCCACGCTTGGGCAATGTGTTATATAACTTACAAGGCATAAGTTAAAGCTTGCCATATCTATTTGGCTTAATTTGTTCAAAAATTCGTGTGCCTGTTCCATTATGCAAAAATTAAAATTGTGTAGTAATAAACGGTTGCCAATGTGCATAAATATACTATACCGTAAATCGTATCTTTTATTCCGTCTTTCATTATTTCAGTTTATTTAATTGTTTAGTAAATCTCTCGTTTAATCTGCCGATGCACATACC